CGATCATTTCCAAACCAGTTATTACGTTCTGCCCAATTTTGGGCTTTCTGGTCGGGAACAACGCGCTGTTGGGGTGGAGGTGGAGGTGGAGCAACCGGACGAGAGTCTTCCTCCTGTCTGTATGCCTTGTAGTTACGAAGACGTTCTTTTTCAGAAGCAAGCTGAACAAGGTTAGATTGTAGCTCAATTTGCTTGTCTACATCTCCTGTATCAACAGCAGTACGGAGCTGATCTTTGAATAACTGCTCTTGCGTCCGAAGCCTAGTATCCGCTTCAGATTCAAAGCTCTTGCTGATCGTAACTTCGCGTTTCTTGATATTATCAAGTTCATGCTTGACTGCACGGGCATACTCCAGAGCTTCTTGCTCACGGCGTTCTGCTTCGCGGGTCTTGTACGTTAGCTTGTTAATACGTTTCTTAACGCCCTCACTATAGTCCGCGAGGTCGTCTTCGTTATCAGAGGATTTGGCTACTTCGCCACCCTCGGCTAACTCTTTGTCATCATTGACAACTTCAATTTCATTGTCTTCGATGTCATCATCTTTATCTACCATGGGTCTCTCCATGAGCGCCTTCCTTATACGTTAAGGACATCGGCGGGGTCCAAAATGGTGGCGATTACTTCGTCATCGTTGATGATCCGAACTTCACCGCCCTCGATCCTGAAACGCGCACCCGCATAACGACCAATCATCACCCAATCACCCTTTTTACACCAAGGGCCTGTGGCAAATTTGGTCTTATCGGCATACGCTTCAGGGCCAACAGCAAGTACATATCCAACAACCGTGGCGATTGAGTTGCGCTCAATCGTCTCGTCTGCCATCAAAATACCGCCCTTGGTTTTACCACTGCCACGATATGGCAGGATTAGGATGCGCCAGCCCGTAGGCTGTGGCATACGTTGCAAAGCTGACTCAGGAAGCTTAGATGGATCCATGACACGCTCTGCCTCTGTGACATAGGCAGACGTAATATCAATGGCCGTACTAACTTCTTCGGCAGGCTCTTCTTTTTTGACTGATTTGGATTTGATCTTCTCTAAAAGATCTTTGGATTTTTTTGCTTCGACAGCATTAGCTACGTGCTCGGGCAGAATCAGGCTGCTCATCTTCAAAACCGTTCCTTTTTAGCAGAGAGATTGTATGCTCCTCGATGGCTACCCAAGCTTCGTATTGAGCACGAAGCTTCTGGTAAGCATTGAAGTCAGGAACAGAACCCTCTGTTATCTGTTCCCGAAGGATTTTAATCCTTTCGCGGATGAACTTAAGCGTATTTTCAGCGAAGTAAAGTGCGTCCACGGGTTATCCCTATTCTTTTGGGGTAGAATTGTACAACATTGTATCTTTGTCACGAGAATTGCTCGATGAACCAAAGTAAAAAGATAGGATTAAAATCACTCCATCTCGCAAAGTTGTAAGCAAGTCTTGTACTGTTGGATCAGAAGACACTGAGATACCAAATACTTTCATTGCCGTAATAGCCCCAAAGCCACCAATAACAATTGTAGCTAAAATAGATGGGATATGGGACTGGGTGTTAATCTGCATGTCACGAGCAGATTTACGATCATCTGCGGATATTCGTACTAGATCGATATCCAAAGACTTCATTTGGACTTTAAAATCAGCATCAATTTTTTTGACTGCGGCAAGCTGGTCGGGGGTTGCCATAGAAAGAGCAGCAGAAATATCTTCTTCAGTGCCGTTTTCATGACCGATGAGTGCGCTAGATAAGGCCCTCACAGCCATTCCTGCCACAGGTCCACCAAGTGCCGTAGCAATTGTAGGGGCAATCGATTGAATCAAAGGTCCAAAAGTTTTTAAAAGATCCATTTCATTTCACCGTAAGTAAGAGAAAACCACCAATGACAGCCATTCCACAAAGCAGAAACAGGACTATGCTACTGACAATGATCAAATCTTGTCGCGCTTCCTCCATTCTCTTCTCCTCCGCTGCTGCCTCACGCGCTGCCTGTTTACGCATCTCAATTACTTCCCGCTGAATATTTTCCCAAGCCTTTTTACCGTATGTAGATACAAATAGGTTTTGGGCGGCCAGTTGAAGTTCCTGAGCTTTGGCTTTGGCGGCATAACGTTTTGTTGCTATGCTTTCAAAATCAGCCTGACTTTGGAACAACTTCTTCTTATACGGGGTAGATGTAAGCTGTACGACCTGAGCAACTTTCGAGAAGAGATTCCCGACACGCTCTGCCGTTTGAACTACATCTTCCCCAGCATCAACGGCTGACTTTAAGCCATTGTAAACAGCGGTGGCAGTCGCAATAAGAGTGAACGGGTCCATTCACTTAACATCCCCACCGTTTCCGGGCAGCTTTGCCACGCTCTCCAGTCCAACTCTGTGACCGAGCACAGAAGGATTTATGCCGAGGATTCTTAGAATCCTTGGTTGGAGCTTTTAAATTACTTCCTGTGGCACGGTTATATTTGGCACGACCCTTCGCCGTCAGCCCGCTGCCTTCTTTGACAGAGAGCTTCTCGCCGCGTCCTACAGAAAGGTTGGGACCCTTCTTGCGCTCGGCCATCACCGCACCTTGTACATCTGAGAACGCATCATGAGACCGAAGCCACGGGCTTCCATATCATTCTTTGAAGGTGCGCTGGGTACAGCACATTCTTCCATCTTCTTATAAGGAACAGTGCCTTGGCTTTGAACACTCATCGAGGTTTCAACGGTAGGGGTAACTGTCTTGTCGCGTGGGATCGGGTAGGCCATTGTAAACTCCTTAGACTGGGTAATAATCAGGATACGCTATACTTGTAGTCTGAACAAGCGGATTGCCTCTATACAATGAACCGACACCACTTAAGTCCATATCAGTATTTACAGGGGTAATTCCCTTTTTCGTAACTGGCGGCGTAGTAGTCTCTACACTTGTTGTCGGCGTTGTAGTCTGTGTCACGGGGGTCGGTGTCCCAGTGTCTATGTTATTATTGCTATTGCCCGAAACTTCCGGTGCCATTCCTGTAGAAGAAGTGGAATCTAACTGGGTTGTAAGCCAGTTGTTAAAAGCTGTTGGTATTTTTGTGGCAGCATCCGCAGCGGAGGTTATCCCGCTAAGAACCTTTGCAGGGATGCTTGTAATGTCCTTCGCCATGTCACCAAAAACTTGATCCAGACCTTTGGCAAAGAACTCAACCTGCGGAAAACCATTCATATTGGTTATCCGAGATTGAACGTCAGACACATTGATACCAAACTTCTGAGCATAAGACTCAGGTGTGTCACCTGTCACGGAATTAGCTACTTCAGGATCATCGGGGAAATTGGGGTTAGGTTGATTGTAGATTGTCTCTTTGTACTTCGAGTTATCAATCCCCGGAATGTCGCCCTTGGACCAGTTTATCTCACCCTGTGGGGCTGAAATAGGGTTTCCAGCATAGTCCGTCCTATATGACGGAGGCATAATCTGATCTGTCCCCGGAACAGCAAAGCCCATCACTTGATCACTGGTTCCAAGGAAAGCACTTGCAGGAGAAGAGGTTGGTAAAGTGGCTGCCCCTGCCTCAATATTAGAAGGTGCAGTTGTCTTGTTGCTATCAAGTATGTTCTGCAACGTATCCGCAAAGCTGGCGGGTGCGGACAAGGCGGCCTTAGCAAGGTTGCCAACAGCCGTTCCGACACCTGTTGCAAGGTTTTGAAGCCCCGCGACCAAAGTTGGAGATTCAGAAGGCATATTCTGGTAGGTCTGAGATATCTTATCAGAGAACTTCTTTGCCGAAGCGTCGGGATCTCCGCCATTGTTCTTGATAGCCCGTATGGCCTTGTCTATGTTTCCTCCGTAGGCAGAAGATAAAGCCTCCGCAGCAGACATATCTGGGTTATCAAGTAATGCTCTTGCCCCCGCAGAACCTTGGTTGTAGCCAAGACCGATTTCACCCGGCGTGGGTTCACGACCCAAGGTAGATTTAAGATCCTTAGCAATATCAGAGGCATACGCTGCGGCGGCTTGGGCAGAGGCTACAGGGTCATTGCGGAGGTCGAAACCCGTTCCTACGATGCCGTATTTACGACCAACGTCCTCGGTCATCTGGAAAGGTCCAGATGGGCCAGAAGTTAGATTAAGCGCCTTTGGATTTGTGCCATAAGTGCTCTCAACACCCATAAGCTTTGCCAAGGTTCCACTAGGTATTGATGCATTACTTTCCAGATTTTTAAAATCAGGAATAGAACCCGATACTCCATACCCAGCAAACCGAGCCTTGTCGGTCATCGGCAAAGCGCCTTTTGGACCCGAGAAGGTAGATCCCATGTCAGAAGGTAAATTGGTTACAGTTGGGGTAATGTGACCGTAGACATCCCCCGTATAATTGTTTCTTGTTGGTTTAGTTTCCGGGGTTCCTGAATCCATAAACATGCTTGTATATGGATTTGAAGGGAACGTAGGAGACAGATTTGAAACTGTCGTTGGGATACCCGTACTACCAAAATAATCAATTTTAGGAGCGAATGTATTGGTACTCGCTACAACAATTCCCGGAATACCAAAGTTTCCAAAATCAATAGGCTGGATGATTCCCAACTGAGCAGCGGCTTTATCTCGTTCGGCTTGTGCCTGTGCCGCAGCAGCAGCATCGGCCTTAGCCTGTGCATCCGCTAAAGCCTGTGTTTCGGCAGCGGCTCTATCTTGAAGTGCCTTGGCATCGGCAGCAGCCTTAGCATCTGAGGCAGCTTTTGCTTTAGCCTGTGCGTCTGCTGCCGCTTGAGCTTCCGCAGCAGCTCTATCCTGAAGGGCTTTCTGTTGTGCTTGGGCCTGCGCTTCAGCGGCAGCTTTCTCAGCTTGCTGGCGGGCAGCAAGTTGTGAAGTATCTACAGAAGGGGTGGTAGGTGCAACAGTAGTAGCTGCTGTCCACGGGGAAGCCGCTGGAGTAGTGGCTGCTGTCCATGGAGAAGCTGCTTGAGGGGTGTTTGGTGTAACGGAGGCTACTGGAGTATTTGTTGTGGCCTCATTCTGAGGACCACCGCCTCCCCCACCATACGTTGCATCCCTTTGATCCGGGGTTTGGCTGCCCATGGCAGCATTAAGGGATTGATTGCTCCCACCCCCACTACCGACACTATCGCTTGGCGTAGTTGTTGAGGCTGCCGCAGACCACGGAGAACTAAAAGAACTGTCGGTAGTAGCTGCGCCTTCCGCACTATCCCAACTATCGTTAGTGCCGCCATAGTCTCCACCATAGTCTCCGCCATCCCCTTCATCGTCGAACTGAAGAAGACCTGTGCGCGGGTTGATGGTTCCAGAACCACCCATCTTCTTCAGCATCGCCGCTTCGCGTGGATTTATATGTGCGAGAAGGGTGTCGCCATTGCGACCCATGCCTTGCGCCTTACGAAGTGTTTCCTGAAGAGATTTGATACCCGCCATCTTACTTCATCCTTGCCGCATTAACCCGTTCCAAAGCGATGTTAGCACGAAGTTGTGCCACATCTTCCATGGACTGCACCCTCTGGGAATCTATCGCTACCTTATGCGCCAACTTCTGAGCATCAAGCTGTGTGCGTTGCTGTTGGTCTGCTGCACGTTGCTGCAACTCTTGAGCCTTCAACTGCAAGCCCTGTTGCTGGATCTGGATCAACGGATCAGGGCCAGCAGGCGGAGGAGCAAGCTGCTGCATCAAGCCCGTCATCATCTGAGCCTCAGCCTTCGCTACCTCGATCTCCATCTCATGCTGCTGGAACTGCATGTTCATACCCTGTTGCTTCATCTGCAACACAACCTGCTGCTGTGCAGCCAAGGACAGATGTTCGAGGACATGGGACAACAGAATACCGTACACTGCCGGAGATGTTTGAATCAAAGGCAATTTCATAAACGTTATGTGCGTTTGGATGTGTGCCAGATGATCTTGGTCCGGGAACACTTTAAGTTGGGGACCCCCTGACGGAATCGTCAACGACCTCGCGTTCTCCAGAACTGGACTCTCCGGCTGTGGAGTAGGAGGTGGGGGTAGCACGAGGTCGATGTCATGAACACCGAGAGCCATGTACATCCGATGGTACGCCTCGTACATATTGTGCATCTGCGGAGCTTGCTGTGCCATTTGCAATTGCTGCTGGGCCAGCGTAATCCGCTGTGTCATAGAGAAAATATTGGGATCGCTTACAGGAAGAATGCCGACCTTGCCGTCAAAATCCTGAGCCTTAATCGATGCATTGCCACCCTGAACTTCATAAGGATACTCAGGAGGTAGGTATTCAGCAAACACTTCAGCAAGAAGCTTAAGCTCCTGACCCTGTGCATAATGCAACCGCTTGTGAACCGCTGACATGACACGGCTGCCACGCTCCAAAACGGCAATGGTTGTGCCTACAGGCATCTCGTTATTGGAGTCGCCCATGCCTAAATCAGTTGTACCAATGAACTTCTGTGCTGCATCAATGCAGAAACCAAGCAATTGGAACAATGTCGCAGACGGTTCTTTGTATGGCAGTGGTAACAAGGAAGATGCAAGGTCTCCGCCCGGGGCATCGACATCGCGCCACTCGCCCGGTTGGATTGGAGTTTGGTCCTCGATCCTTAGACCTCGGGCTTTGAACCCAGCAGGAAGATTTGATAGAGTCCCAGCATCCACAAGTTGACGCAATACAGCGGTAGAAGCACGAGACAAGTT